TTACTCACGGATTACACAGATGACCCGAATCGCCCCGAAGCGTGTTGGTATCCAACTGTCAAGCCCGAGGTTGAGGAGTACCTTGATAACACGGTTAAATTTGGTCCAGCGCGTACGCGATCACCCGTCGCCAAGTACCAGCGAAAGGCGTTTGCTCGTCAGTTTATAACAGGACCAGTCTCATCCATTCCAGAAGATCAGACTGCTTTTGCAGAATGGTGTTACGGAAAAAAGTGGAGCCCTCAGTGCCGCAATGATCCCAAACAGTGTGACGCCGACTACTGGGGTGCACAAACTGAAGCATTTTCTGGTCTTGACTTTTCTGGTAATAAGAGGAGTGGTATGACCAACTAATTTCTTTTGTTGTGATATATTAAATGGCGTATCAGTTACAGCCGGGGCTTTTAAATATTGACAAAATAGCCTTTCCACCGGAATGTGCTTATGATGCAATCACGGTGTATCCTCAACCCAGCTCACTCCACACGTGCTGCCGAGCAAGCACGATGGATTATGGAACAGCTCCATACATGGCTGGAAAGGGGGCACCAAACGACTTGATGATGCTTGATGACGCACTCCGTCCTCAGAGCACAAAACGTTTTAACAAGGTTCTTGTACGAACCTACGAACGGGATCTTTTCCCTCTACAGGACATGTCTCGTATAGGTCCAGCACCAACCATGTCATTTGACCCCGGAAGTACTCGCGCCGACAAACAAAATGCACTTTTTACAAGGAGGTATTGTCACAGTAAATAAAATGTAGTATAATCTAAAGGATGGCTGATCCGTTATCTATAGCTGCAATAATCGGAATTATTTATGCTGGGCGAAAATTAGGCTCCCAGCCACAAGAACCAGAAGACACCGAACAAAAACCTGCAGTTACAAATGAACCAGAGGAATACGAACATGATGATGAGTCCCGAGATCTGTTACTTAACCATCTTCGTCAACCCGGAATGATTGCTGAACCAGTCAATAAAAAACAAGAAGTTGCCAACTTTGGCGACATTGCCTTTTCTCAATATGTGCACGGGGAGCCAACGCACGACTTGTCGAGCCGCATGTATGTTTCATCTCGAATGAACAATTTAGCACCAGCTGAAAAGGTCTATGTTGGTAGCGGTCTCGGTCTCGATCCTGAGATTCCAGCATCGGGCGGTTTCCAGCAATTGTACCGTGTCAATCCCAATAATGTTGGCGCCTACAGGCTTACAACTCTGCCGGGACGTATTGCACCAGGTGCTGACACAACGGGTTGGCGTGCGGGTCAAGTCGGGGAACTCACACACTTTGCCCCCGCCAAGACTGCCTTTTTGCCGACTCGTCGCCCGGATGTTGGAACCCGTGCACAGGGACAAGGCGGTGCAGTTACTGGTACAACCATTCGCGAGTCCTACGTCAAGACGATGCGAACAACAGATCGATCCGAAACGGGACTCCGAATCGACGGTCTCGAGTTTGCACCCGCCAAGAGCATAGTGTCTGGTCTCAAGTCTTCTGATGATCCGACTCGTAACAAGGGTGATCTCAATATTCTTGAATATGGTCACACGAATAACCCTCAGCCTGGCATTCACAGCTTTGTGGGTGGCTACACAAATGAGCCGTCTGTACGAATGGGGAACAAGTACGGAACCCCGTCATACGGGTACACTGATGCTGAACTTGAGCAATATGGTATTCGCGTTGATGATAAGCGCGCAAAGCCGGATCGACCAGGAAATGCAGGAAGGATGAACGTTCGTGCAGGTCCGCTCAATCAAGGCGGTATGTTGACCGCTGTTCGGTCTGATAGCGACAAGAGGACTGATAATTATTTTGGTGGAATGAATGGAGAACAGGGATACAGGTATGTAGACGCCAAGTATTACAACTTTAACGCCTACAAAGGAAATGCAGCATGCCTCGACTTGAATGTCGCAAAGAGGCAACTCGCAAATAATCCCCTGGCTCGTTCTATTGCTTAACGAGTAATGGCGTAGATTGGAGACTGGGGCTGCTGAACCTTGGGTGACACCTTGCTTAGGAGCATGTACACAACAATGGAAAGGAGCGTTGTGAGAACAGCGGCAAGAACTGTGAAAGCTCCACTGGACTTGTTCACTTTGATGAGGTTGGCGATGATCCATCGGACAACATCCATCCAGGCAATCGCTGATGCAAAGCTAAAACCAGCAACAATAGAATTGAGGGACTGAGATTCGAAAGTTCCAAGGATTGCGCTCATTTTATATTTTACAAGAAAATTATTATCGGGATCATTCATCTTTGAAATCAAGTTCCTCCTGTAAAACGACACACACAGCAGCTGACACCAAGTTGCGTCGAACCAATCGTTTTACTGGACCACTTGTAACACTACCCACACTCTCCGTCTCTGTCTCGGTTTCATTTTCTTCGAGTATCTCTTCATCATCTACTTCCTCTTCCTCCTCTTCTACATCAGAGTCTTCATACGGTACTGGTATCTCATTGTCATCCTCGTCGTCATCTGGGTTGAAGCGGGTCCCTACTGATGGATTCCACGCCCTGGGTTCGGAATCACCAATGTCTCGAAACTTTTTAAAGTTCATCTAATACGTTTTATCTATAGAATCTTTAAGCATAATCTCTAAGGGACTTTCAGGAATCCAAGTTTCCCACGTGTCGTTCGCCTGATTAATATCGTTGAGCAACTGATCGTCGCCAGAATACCTCGTAAATGGCTCGTCTTCTTCGTCTACACATTCTATATCACTCTCATCGCTTTCGTCGGAGTCCCCATCTTCTGGAAAAAGAGTTCCAACATGTTTTCCAGTGTAATTACGAACCGCATATCGCAAGGCGTATCGAACATCCTCCGCTGTGAGTGTGCTTCGACCACACCCTTTGGTGTAGTGTCCTGCAAGTATCATTCCGCCCTCGATAACGGGCTGCAGAAGATCTGTACACACTTTTATAAAATTTTCATCCATTTACTTTATGAAATTATTATCCATAAACAAAACTCCCGCGAGTCCATTCTGGACCCGTAGTATATTGTACGACTTGGTGTAAATATTTACATTTCGTATAGTTGGATTGGGTGTAAAGTTGATCCAAAAATTTTGATTGGCGATACGACTCATGTTCACTTGCCCCGTTGGTAAATAGTTTTCGGGATCAATGGAAAAACTATAGTTGTAAATTGCCATATTTGTTGGAAGTCTCGTATGATTGTTGAGAAACTGAACCTTTCCGAGATATAAACTGTCTGCAACTGTTGGAGAAATGATGTCCTCACCATTGAACTGCAATTCGAGATTGACAAGTTGTTGGGTACCAGATAGTGTATTCAGATAATCTCTAAATCGAACAATTGGCTGAGAGGTATTAAAGTAATTGTAATAATCATTAATTGCTAAAACATTTGAATCTTGTATTGTTATAAACATCTCCTTGGTTGGATTGATAAAATAGGTTCGATATCCGGATAATTCAGTTACACCACCGGGTATCACCACTGAAGCCATTTGAAGCTGTGTAATGACGTAATCAATCTTACCGCTTTGAATGTACTGAACCTCTTCATCTGCTAAGAAGACATACTCGACTGGAAGACTGGCTTGAAATTGATACCCTGGAACAACTGCTGGTAAAGTAGGTGTGACTATATTCACTGGAGTACCAATGTAGTAGCTATTAACAGCAGGCTGAAGTGTAAAGAATATATCAAATGAAGGGCTATAGGCTATTGAAGTTGTACCAGCTGGAACCGATGGTATCCATGTATCACCTCCATCAAGCGAATACGAATACACATTTGAAATAACTGTATTTGAACATACAACTGGTGAATTATTGTACACTTGTCCGTATGTTGGAGAATAAGCTGAATAGGGTCCCTTGAAACCAACAATTTGTTTCACAGAACCATCACCTAGACGGTACGTATACATATCACCAGACGAGTCTCCTATCAAATAGGCTTCAAGAGCTGGAGACCACGTTATACTCACATACTGATTCACTGTAACATATTCAATATTTATTTGAAATGTTGGTCTCTTAAAACTGACAAGGTTGTACAAGAGTCCCAAATCTTTCATAATTGCCAAAAAGTTTGTTCCGTCACTTGCAACTGCTAAATAGTTGTACACATATTGACTACTTGTAATGACTTTAAAAATTCCAGTTGGACCAAAAGTTGATAAGGCAGCCGTGTTTCCAGTTGAACCAGTGTTTTTGGTCAATATGAGTGTTCCACCTGTGTTATTTTGGGCGATACACTGGATAGTTCCAAGATTAAGTGGTAACAAATTTGATAAATTATAAAATGACTTTCCAGAAATATCATAATAGTATACATTTGATGTTGAAGACTGTGGAATGCATGCAAACGCATATGAATAGGGTAACCACGTAACAGTCGATAAAGGTTTATCGACAACACTTGCTGGTGTAGTTGTACCAGTCCATGTTATACCAGTTGTTGTTACTACATCACTTGTTACGTACCCACCGGCAATAAGTTGTTCAAGTGGACGAAACTTTATCCTGATCTCAACTTCTTGTCTTGTTAGTGCACACAATGGAATTGCAAGAGCCTCGCTCCTGAAAAAGTAAAATGTGAGTGGAACAATAAACGTTCTTGGATACCAACCATATGGAAGGTTTGTTGCACCACTTCCAAATTCAGCCGCCGGTCCCAAACCATAAAGTCCTTCCGGAGTTGAACCAACCATATACGTGAGTGATTCTTGTTGGGAACCACTTATAAAGGATTGATCGTAGATTTGCATGTATTCGCCATTTATTCGCTCTATAGTTTGACCACCAATCACTAAATCAGCGTGCTCAATAATGGCGTTTCCAATCGAGTTTGTGTATCCTCCAACTGTGAGAGGTGGCAGAACCAAACGAACATATATTGTTCGTATAAGCTGACCATTTCTGGGAATTATTGTGTTGACCCAACTTCCAAAATCAATATTCGTCTGAAAAAATGTTGTGTTCAAAATTTCAAGGGCAAATTTTGTGTGACGGTTAAACTTTTTTATAAAGTATGTCACATCCGGACTTCCAGTTAAAAATTGGTCTTGTATACCAACAGCTGCAAGCTGTACACGTCCACTTGACATTACTAATAGTATACAATATAAAGTTTAAACCCCTTTCAATGCTCCTGATATTAAAACATTCGTTCTATACAAATGATCAAGTACTGCTTTGGTTGTCTACAAGTGGAACCCGAACCTGAGAAAGCCCCCGAGACAGTACCCGAGACGGTAACAGAACCAGTGGAACCAATGGTACTTGATAACAATCAAATTGAAATGACATCATGTGAAAAAATAGAAAACTAAAATCCTTTGTAAACTACAGTGATGAGCAAACTTCAACTCAGAAAGTTTAATCCAGCAAATATGGCGGATGACAAGATTTGTGTCTTTATTGGAAAAAGAAATACTGGTAAATCTGTTTTGGTTACTGACATCTTGTATCACAAGAGACATCTTCCAGCCGGTATAGTCATGTCAGCGACAGAAGACGGAAATCATCATTACAAAACGTTTGTTCCAGACTTGTTCATTTATGGTGACTACGACCGTGAGGCGATTGAACGGGTCCTGGCTCGACAAAAAACACTCGTCAGTCAAGGGAAAACAAACTGCGGAGCGTTCATGCTGCTGGATGACTGTATGTATGACCGAAAGTTTATGAAGGATGTTTGTATTCGACAATGTTTCATGAATGGGAGGCACTGGAAAATTTTTTTTATGTTGACGATGCAATACTGTATGGACTTGACTCCAGATCTTCGAGCCAATATTGATTATGTCTTTGTACTTCGTGAAAACATTTTACAGAATCGTGAAAAGATTTACAAAAACTTTTTTGGAATTTTTCCAAGTTTTGAAATGTTCAATCAAGTCATGAACTCTTGTACCGAAAACTTTGAGTGTCTCGTTCTTGATAACACTTCTCGAAGCAACAAGATTGAGGATTGCGTTTTCTGGTACAAGGCGAAACTTCACTCAAACTTTCGCATAGGTTCGCCAGCTCTGTGGGCGTACCACCAAAAGAATTACAACCCGAGACACGACTTGGAACCAACACAACGAGCCGAACAGAAAAAGAAGGCGCTTCCAAGTGTCACAGTTGTGAAAAAAAGATGAGTAATTATAAATGCCGTATGTCCCGCCTCATATGAGAAAAAACTATGTTCAAACATGTAAGAATGCCACAAGTAAGATTCTTCAAAAAGAAAACCGAAATAAATCTCTTGTCGTTCCAAAGATTGGAAATCACTTTGTCATCTTTCAGTACGCCAAGGTGAATCCCACAACTGGAAAAAAGAATTTAACCTTTCCAGGTGGCGGATGCAAAAAGGGGGAGAATCGTCGTAACTGCGCCCGTCGCGAACTTGCAGAAGAGACTGGTATCGTTGTTACCAGAAATAAATTGATACATTCATTTTACTTTCCAAATGCAAATAGAGAAAATTATAAAAACAAGAACCTTAGAAGAGGTCTCAATGTGACAAACCATTACCACGGGTACATACTTCCTTTGAACTCAACTTTTAACAATGTTGTCAAAACTTTTAAAACTTCCAAGATTCGAAACAATGAGTTGAACAATGTGTACCTGATGTCTCGTAATAACCTCAACAAATCAAATAGGGTCTATAAATTCTCAAAGACTGCGCTTACTTTTATTTGATAAAAACTTGATAATTGTTAATGGACGGAATCAGTACAATGAATCTGAACGAGTCTGATGGTGGAATGACACCCTTGTTTCCAGCAAACCCTCCATCTTCAAAACCTCCTCCACCGGCGCAGACTAATCCCCAACAAAGTTTGGTGTACCAACCCAACGTTCCGATGGCAACTCCGCCAAATGCGCCTGAAAAAAATAAAAGTATATCCAAAGGAATGGACTCGACACCTATCAGCGATATTATGCCCGGTGAAGACATACTCGGACCAGCTGGCGGAGGTCCCGACCCTCGTTATATGATGGCACAGCAGCCCATGTTTGTCAACCAACAGATTCCCATTCCTCAGGGATACCAGCAGCAGCCGCAAAAGCCCGTTGTTGCTAGCAAGAACCCAATGAACCTTACAGATGAGCAGATGGAGGCTCTTCTCGCAGGCGTTGTTGCACTTCTCGCCTTTTCAGGTTTTGCTCAGGACAAACTTTCCACCATGATTCCCAAGTTTCTTGATGAGGCTGGTAAGCGTTCTATAGTTGGAACGCTCGTCACGGCTCTCTTAGCCGCTGTCATTTTTTACTTTGGTCGCCGCTTTGTGGTCAAGGACTAGTCACGTTTGTTCCGTACATGTCAAATTTGGTTGAAAGGAGACCGAGTGCAAGGATGAAAACAGACAGCGGTACAACATTGAGTACTGTCTGATTCTTCGTCTTCAACACATAAATCAAAAAGAGTGAAATAGCCAGGGAAATAGCCGAGGCTGCCATGAGGACCTGGTACGAAATCCAAAAGCTTCCGTATCGGCAAAGATGCGAAAGAAGCGTCGGGTACAATGTCGTCAACAAAAACAGAGAAACCACTGTGTTTGTTGTCTGAAAATACGAAATAAGAACCGGCATCAACATAGCGAGCGTCCACAGAAGAACACCGATAAAGAGTTGTCCCCAAGATGTTTGCATTTAGAGTATACGAATACTTTTTTATGGAGTTCTCATTCGCGGAGCTCATGGCTCCGCTGCACTCGATTTCTAATCCTGTATAAACTGCCCGCAAAATGATTTACGCTGTGGTATGCGTTCGTATATACCCAAGTTGACACACATATCCCTAAGTTCTGAAAAGTTTTTCCAAAATTGTTCAGAATGATCATATTCTTCAACAGTCGAGTGACTCAACTCGTGGAGCAACACATGAAAGACATCATTGGGACTTCCGTCGAGACACAGACCAATCTCGTACCCCTTGTTGGAGTTGTACCCGAGATCACCCGCTTCGCGACCTGTTAATACAATGGGATTACACAACACGTGAAACTTTTCGGGTACACTCGACTTGTTGTTCTTTAAATATGAACGTAAGGTGTTGTACCTGCGTTTCACATCTGTGAGAATCCTGGGTTCATTGGTTCTCCAGATGAGAAACACACAAAGTAGGGCTAAGAGGGTCACAAGTACCGCTGTTTTCATTATTATGTGCGAACAAAAATAAACTGCGAGTACATTTTTGAAAGTGGATTTCCTGTGAGAGGTTTCCACTCTTGGAGTTCGATCCCTTGTTCCCAAAGTTCAGTGATGAGAAGATCCTTGTAGGCGATGGGTTCAGACTTGGGACCATCTGCGTAAAATGGGGTATCAGCCAAATTCACAAAAAGTTTTTCACCAAAGTTTCCATAGCCAGTGTCATCTTTTCGAAGCATGTAATTTCCGAGAGGGTCACTGAAGGGTGTTTTCATGAGAATAGACTCAGAATCTGGTATGACCCCTATGAGTTTTCCGCCGGTGCGTAAACGGTCCTTGATTGCACGAATACTATTTTTGAAGAGACGGTAACTCTCGAAAATGTAATGAAGTGAAAAGTTGTAGCAAATTATGTCGTATTTTTTGTTTGTGGGGCACACAAGTATGTCCCCGTGAAAAAAGTTGGGAACAATCTTCATTTTTGACGCACGAGATCTGGCTTCAACCAGAGCCTCGGCGCTTGGATCGCACATATCAAGTGTTCGGACACCCGCATGAGTCCACTTTTGCAAGTCACCACCAAAGCCACAGCCAACATCCAAAACACTGCTTCCAGATTGGGTAGCGCTTTGGATGAGCTGACGTTTTACCAAGTTGTGGTACTGACGAATCTCCTCCATCTTCCTTCTTTTGTTAATCAGGTGACCTTGTCTCTAAGTGTCCTCATCGTCGTCATCTTTTGACGAGTTCCATGAGAGACAAATTGTGAAAAGCTTTTTCATTGTTAATATAATAAAGATTTAATTATCTAAATTACTAAATGAAGCCATTTTTAAAGTGGGTCGGGGGTAAAACCCAGATACTTGATACAATAAATAACTTGATTCCAACTTGTAAAAATTATCATGAACCATTTCTGGGAGGTGGGAGTGTTCTATTGACAGTTCTCGAGTCTGGTAAAGTGTCTGGAAAAGTCTACGCGAGTGATGTGAATGTGCACCTCGTAAACTTGTATCGAGACATTCAGAAATATCCAAACGAGTTTATAAAAAAAGTTCAAGAATTAATAGAACCTTTTAAAAATTTATCACTTGAGGAACAAGAAGTGTACTATTATGACATTCGGAAAAAGTTTAATGCGGAACCAAACACGGTAATGTTTTTATTTTTAAACAAGACATGTTTTCGAGGTGTGTACCGAGAAGGTCCCAATGGCTTCAACGTTCCATTTGGTCACAACAAAAAACCTGAGATTATAAATGAAGAACATATTCGAAATGTTTCAAAATTAATACAAAAAGTTATATTCACGGATTGTTCATTTACCGAATCCCTAAAAAAGGTTCAACAAGGCGACTTTGTGTACCTGGATCCACCATACGCACCTGTGAATGTGACTTCATTTGTAAATTACACTGTAAAAGGATTTTCGGGGTCTGACCATGAAACTCTTTTTGAAATGTGTAAAAAGTTGCCGTGTAAATGGCTCATGAGTAATGCGGATGTGGTTCTTGTGAAGGAATCATTTAAACAGTTTCAGATGGAGGTAATATCGTGTCGTCGTGCGATAAACTCAAAAAATCCAGAGTCTCGGGTAAATGAAGTTTTGGTAAAAAATCTGTAAATGTCATGTATGTGATTTTATTGTCTGCAAAAAAGTCTAGGTACTTTTGTTTTATAGGGTCCGGGTTCAGTATTCCATAGTCTCTACAGTCCTTTTCAGCTCCTCCTATACAAAGAATACGAAGTGGTTTATTATACAGTTCTGGAACGTTTGCATATTTAAAAGGCACACCAAGAATCTTTTCACTAGCAGTTCCCGTTGTAAAATATGTCTTGTTTTTGACCTCAATAATATAATCATCAACTTCGAAATCTGGTTGATGATTATTCTTCTTTTCGGGTTTGTTTATTTGTTTTCCCATCAACTCAAATGCCTCTTTGCAAATTTCCTCTCCAAACACACCAGACCATTGTTTTTTGATATTTAAATCTGGTCTCTTGAGTTTTAGCATTTGACGTCCCCACACGTCTTCGAGTTTCTTCATCTCTTCAATATCAGCTGTTTTATTCCTGTGTACAATTTCTGGTAAGAAACTGAGGTCTCCTTTTAACCATCTTATTACGGTGGGTTGATGAAGAAGCATCCTATCAATAGTAGGTTTTTTTCTTTTAGACCATTTTGCGAATGTTTTTGTTTTATAATAGGACCAATATGCCAAAACTGGGTCGAGTTGTTGGTGTTCTGGAGGCATGCACTGTGGTATATCATACAAACCATAGTAGGCTGTGGAACTCTTTTTAAACTCAAAGTGTTTTGGAATATGGGTAAACAGCCACAAGATGTGTTTGGTGCACGCGTGACACTTTCCGTACCTATAAGTATACTCGACGGTGAGAGCCATTCCGAGTTTCGTTGTAAATATGTAGTTTTCCCTTGATGCACGCACCCACATACACATAGGATGGTTTGGGTGAGCAATCTTGTAGGCTGATTTGTGAGGTTTTTCACCGCTTAGGTGCCAGGCAGTATACAACATCTGAACAATTTCGAGAAGAATCTTGATCACATGTTGGTCGCAATACATTCTGGCACATTTATTGACATTGAGCGATAGGAAGAATATATTCATTTTTATTTTAGTTCTAGTTTGTTTTTTATTTAACTAATTTTGAGACACTTTTTTATACGTGTTTCTTAGCTCCAGTTTACCAAATTACAACAAGTTCTCTGAATAGATTCATTTAAATTCTTTGATAACTTGTTTTTTATTTCCTTTTTTATCGAAAACCCATATTTCAAAATCAAACTCCTTTTCTATACAAGCTAAAGCTTTCCTAAAAATTACATCTCTCTCTTCTTCTCTAAATGTCCATTCACCTTTGACTTCAATAAGTTTATTCAAATTTGGTAAATATATATCACAAAAATAACGATGTTTCTTGTTATCTGAATCGCACCACCAAATTTCAGGTACATCTTTTCGAGAAGTAATTACATCATTAAATGTGTAACCTTCTAATATAAGTTCATCATATGCAAAATTTTCATGACCTTGATATTTTGAAATTGTTCCACATTTCCATGTATAATGTTTCCATTGAAATGAGTTTTCGAGGCATCTTTCAGCTACATCAGGATTTTGCATAGGATGATCTGTTCCATAGTTTTTTTGCCATGTTTTCTTTGTTTTATCTTTGCACACCTGAGATTTCATATTATGATCCACTCCAAGTGTATTCATCAAAGTCTGTTTACCTTTCATACGAACTTCTTCAGATTGAAGAGAACATTCTACACCAAAGTGTTCTAATGTAGTTTGTCTAATTTTTTCTTTTACTTCTTCAGATTGAATAGAATAATCAAACCCGTATTTTTTATTACACGTATGTTTACTTTTTTCTTGTACTTTGATGGATTGCATAGGATACTCAACATTTAACTTAGTCAAGTTAGTTTGTCTACTTTTTTCTTTCACGTCTTCAGATTGAAACGAACATTCAACTCCTCGTCTTTGTACATTAGTTTCTTTTTTTTTGTTTTTTATTTCCTGCGATTGACTATTATGTTTAACTCCATATTTCTCTAAAGTTGTCTCTTCACTTTTTTTCTTAACTTCTTCAGATTGAAACGAACATTCAACTCCTCGTCTTTGTAAATTAGTTTCTTTTTTTTTGTTTTTTATTTCCTGCGATTGACTATTATGTTTAACTCCATATTTCTTTAAAGTTGTTTTTTCACGTTTTTCGTTTGCTAATTGATAAGTACAAGAATGACATCTTGCACCGGATTTTTATAATCTCTCAAATGTTTTTGTATCTTTTGTACCACATACACATTTAAATGATATAATTATTTTACCATTTAAATGGTCTGGAATTTCTTCAATAACACATTTATCACGTGTTATAACTTGTTTTAAAAGATTTGATGTATATATCTTTGGAGGCATTTGTGTTCTTACAAATACATCGTATTTCTTTTTTATCTGCGTAAAGTAATGAACAACAGGGAATCTCGGATTCTCAAAACGTACGAGGAACACGGTGCAAGACTTGTGGACGCCCACGGGGTCCTCACAGGCACCAAAGCAGTGGTTCCACCTGACACAGTTCTCATGTTTCTCTCAGAGCCAGGGTACTGCATGCTTATACGTGCCGGTCGAAGGGTCTCCTCAAACTTTTTTGAAAACAAAGAGGGTCTCATCCAATTCTTTAAAAGTGGTGGAAACCGGAAAAACTACAAACACGTCTCGGATATTCTCAAACGGACCCACTTTCCGGGGCAAGAGTACCTTGACACAGACCTCGAATTCAAGGACCCAAGGGTCAAGGGTCTGGGTTTCATTAAAAAGTTACCCTTGACTCGCCAACAGTTGATTTACGACCACTTGTATAACAAGGATCAGACCCCAACCTATGCAGAGACTGTCGGTCCCAGTGTTTACGGTCAACGCTTGAAACTTTCCACCATTCTCAAACGACGTGGTCCCGGTGTCTACGTGATATCCGCGTGCCGAGTATCCCCATACCAAGTGAAACTTCCCCAAAACAAGTTACCGACCAATGTTCCCCATCCAAGTTCGTGGCCATACACACAACCAGTCCTTCGACCAAAACGCGGAAAAATTGCCGAGTTGATCAAAAGTATTCCCAAAAGTTCTCCGAAACCTGGTGTCAAAAAGATTCTCAAGTTGAAACACCCTGAAAGCCGAAACTATGGAATCCTGACTGAAATGGGTTCTCTCAAAAAGTACTACACCCCTCGTTCACTTGATAACAAAATCAAAAATGTTTTGAATCACATGACTCGTGAAAACCCTGTCAACATCCGAGACACTTTGAAGATTACATCAAATAACACAATCCATCCAGCAAATTTTAACAGAACCAAAAAGTACATCGCACCACTTCCCGCCAACACAAATCCAAAACTTTTTCAGTTTACACTTGGAATACTTTCAAATAAATCCAAGATTGGACTCGTGTTTAAAAAATTTACACTTCGAGAAAAGGTGGAGTTTGCCGCATACCCTTCTCGGAGGGGACACATCATTTATAAATTTTTGAAGAGGATCAACTTTTCCTAAAAAGTGTGAAACAACAACACTTGACCTTTTTCTTTTCGAGTTCAAGTTCAGCTTTTAACATTTGTATCATAAGCAAGTTTTCATTTTCCGAGAAATTATCTTTCATTAGTTTATTATTTACTTGCAATTTTATTTTTTAAAGTACCTAGTACTTTTTATATTTAAGCATGAAAACACCCGCAATTGTAAGAATGAGACCGAGGTACTGATATGGATTATCAAGCCGGTCACCGAGAATGAGATAGGCTGCTAGTGACTCTATAATTGTACTCATTCCATCCCAGAGTCCATTGATAACAAGAACATTACCTGTTTTGAAACTCCAAATAAGGGCGACGACAACCCCAATGTACCCAAAAACTCCAAGACCGAGACTTGAAAACTTTCCAAATGTGGCGTAATCCTTCAACATGAAATCCCCAAACACTTCGAGCACTGAAAGAATTCCTACTCTGAGGAGACTCATTTAATATTACACGGTAAAAAATTTTATCAATTAGAGTTTACTTTATCTAAATGATAAAATGGGTTCCAAAGTTTCAAAGTTAGTCACATGCCCCGAGTGCCGCATGGCTCAGATGCCTGGACTAATGTGTACAAATTGTGATTACACCTTGGGAGCGATACAAGCCTGTAATTTTGAGGCGTCGAAAACGTAATTGAATGTGCACGAGTGCTGAGCTGGTAAACGGTGTTTCTTGCAGTAAAAGTTGTTACAGCGACATTTGCACATGGTTTGTTCTATGATGGTGATGTGTTTTCCACACTCACCGCAGTTCATTTCTTTCTTGAAAGAACAAAAACTGAGATACACAAAAGTAAAAAAGCTCCAGGACCCGGTGGTGGAACCGATCGAAGTACATACATTTCAATAACTGAAACTTTTTTCTCTATTTATTATAAATGGAACTTTGGGTGATACTTCTCATCATGCTAACATCTACTCTCATGATTGCATCGACATCTATAAGCATACAGTGCATCAAGGATAACAAAAAGACAAATCAACAGTTTTCAATTGCAATGTTGATTGTTTCAATTCTTATTCTGTTAGTTTCCTTTTATTTAACCTTTGTTCACTTTAAGGAGCCTGTGATTCCACCGGCTCTTTAGAAAACCGATTGAGGGGAGGACTTGTTTCACAAGTGGTCTCCGACCACTTGGTCTTTAGAAAACCGAAAACATTCAAACAACCGACTTGTTCGTTTTGAAAGTTCAGAAAATTCATCAATTGTGTAACTGTCTCCCATAGATTTATTGCATTTTGAGCAAATGGGTCTCAAGTTGTCCAAGTCTGTGAGACCACCTTTGCTCTCGGGTACATTATGCCCCACTTCAAAGTTAAACGGCGTGATTATATTCTCACACCATTTAACGTTGCATTTATGTTTGAAATGTTTGTCACCGCAATAAAGTATCCAGACCTGTTCACGAAGAGCCAGTGGAATCTTCTTTTTCTTGGTCATTATTATACTACATGGAACTGTTCTTTAATTGGCGAGGGGCTCTTATAATGTTATTTTTTGAGTACTTTATACTTCTTCGGATTTACCGCCGGAGTGAAAAACTTCAGATGATTTCACTGGTTGTAGCACCGCTCATGGTTCTCATAGCCGGTGCACTTGTAGGAAAAGATCCAGTCAAACTCTTTTTTGTTTTTGCTCTTATGGAACTTCCTCTTTCAATCATGGGTTACAAAATTACACCAGACGCTTCTATTCTTGAGAGGGTTATTATCGCATCCAGTTTTGGAGTAGTATCATCCATCGCGTAAAGAACTTAAAGCAATAATGTTCACTATAAGTAGTAATGTCTCTCGAGCAAACGTACACAACTGTCCCAGGGCAAGTCTTTGCATGCATGTCTGTTATCGGACCTGAGTGCCCCCAGAAGAATGATCAGTTTGGTCTAAAGATCTATGGTGCATTCCCTACCCGTGAGGAGGCGGCGAATCACGCCCGTCGTCTGCAGAAGGAGGATGCAACCTTTGATATTTACGTGGTTGATATGTACAAGTGGCTGCTTATTCCTCCTGATTGCCTCAAGATTGATGACGTTCACTACAACGATGAGAAGCTCGAGGAGATCATGTCCAAGTATCGCGAGAACCAGGCGCTTGGAACCAAGATGTTCGAGGAGCGCAAGCGTGATATGATGGCAAAGCCGCTTCCCGGAGACATGCCCTATATCAAGCCCGGTGACGAGAACTCCAAGTATTACAACAAGCCGGATGAGGCGCCTATCAGTCACCCCGCCGAGGTGGTTGAGCGTCTTCGCAAGGAGAAGCCCGACGCTGCGATGGAGGATCTCATCAAGGAGGCGGATGCAATCATTGCCGAGGAGATGAAGGAGCGTCAAGCACAGCGCGCAGCCAATG